ATGTCGTAGCTCTGAATGTTAATATTCTCAACAGCGGCCTTAACAACAATACACGTCCACGCTTTGAGAGCTTGGCCGTAGTTAACGTCGTCGTACCACTCTTGTGAGCCAGTACGGCCGTACATTTCCCGCTTCGCGTCTTCAAGCAAACCGTCTAACTGGTCTGCGGGCATCTCGTCGCCAACAGCGTCGTAACTGGTGGTGTCACGAACTGCCTCTTTCAGTTCTTCGTTAGTTGTAATTGCGAAGCTGGGGAGTGTCATGTTAAATTAGGGACGAAAGTTGGGAGGTCACAAATGACGTGCCCTCTGCGGCGGCCAGCATTGCCAACGCGCCTTTGGTAACAAGCCACCGCCGTTCGTTTTTCGTGATGCGGGTGTCGTGGTCGTCTAACGTCTTGTGAACAGTTCGTTCACGAAACGTTAGGTCGTCAGCCGCATCAGAGTTAGACACCATAGCCATCCACGCTCAGTTAGAAGAGCGCGCTGACGTTTTCAATCTTGATAGCGTCGTGGGCTACCGAGCCGCCCTCGCCATCGTCAGTCTGGTGAGAGCCGAAGCCGAACGCCTGACCAGCCCGCCAGTAAAACTCGTACTCAAGCTGCCCACCGTTCTTGCGAATCGGCTCCTGAATCATGGTGGGTTCAGGCTGCTCGTACATGCTGAAGAAGTCTCCGCCGTGGTCGGGGATGAGGTACATCACGTCGTCGTTCGCACCGTTGGACGCAGTCGGCAACTGGTCCTTAATGTCGAACTTAAGCGTGTCAGGTGCGTCGGGGGCCGTCCGAAGACCAGTGCGCCGCGGGATAAGGAACTCTCCACCCACAACGGACTGACCGACGTTCTGCGCGTCGTCGCCGAGGTCCATGAACTGCGACTTAATGGCCGCACCACTGTTGGCATCAATGGTGTTCCACAGCGCACGCACGTTGTGCGGGTACGCGGCGAAGTCCCACCCGTCGTCGGCGTAAATACCCTCAGTCTGCTCGTAAGCAACCCGCTGAATAATGTTCGACGGCTGGCCACTATCAATCGAATACTTCGACGTATAGTCGCCTGCGTTGATAATATTATCAGCAGGGATGTTGGCGTCGAGCCACTCGAAAACACCCTCCTGTACCTCGTTGCCCTCCTCGTCAGTAATACCGAGAAGGAACTGAAGGTCAGCCTGAATGTCGAACATCTCCATGAGGGCGTCCTGCGCTCGCTGAACCTTCTCACGAGCGCCGCCAATCTCAAGGTCTTCCGCATCCACGGTCATGCCGTGGGTCATACGCGGAATCTCCACGTCGTCACCGAGGTAACGGACAATGTCAACGTTACCAAGCACCTCACCAACGCTGGTGGTGCCTGTCGCCATGTCCGACTTGGAGTCTACGTAGACGCCGTCGCCCTCTTCTACCTTCCGAGTGCCACGCTCCATGACGGTTGTGGGTGCCATCTCACGACGAAGGCCGCGACGGTCACGGCCCTCCCGCTCAAGCATCACATCCTCGTCAGGAGCCACCATCTCGGTGAAGTCCTCTTCAGTGTGGAAACTAGTAGTTGCCATTAGTTAGTCCTCCTTCAGTTCGCTAAACGCAATGACCCGAACTGGGTGGTCATATCGGTCTTCAACTTCGCCGCCACGCTGCGACGGGCGGTAGGCCACGCCGACAGCCTTAAAGTTACCAGTAGAGCGGTCAAACGTCGTCGCCCCATTGCCGTAGCCTTCCTCAACGACCCGCCCGCTAACGTTGGCAGGAGCATCACCAGCACTCTCGTCTACAATACCAACAACGTCACGGTGCCCGATAGCTGTGGCGTCGGCGGTGTCGTCTTCGGGGGTGCGGATACGGAGAATGGCGCTGTCTTCGAGCGGCTGATACTGGACGCGCTGTCCAACATCGTAGACCTCTTCAATAACGTCTTCATCCGTCTCAGCAGCCATCTTTTCGGCGTCGTATCGAGCAAGGGCGACGTTTTCGTTACCATCCGTAAAGGACAGCACGTTAACGCCCGAACCGTCGTCGTTTACCAGTTCGCCCGCGTACACGGACTCGTTAGCAACGCCCGACTGCGGACTGCGGTCGGCCTGCTCAACGTAAAATTCAAGTGCCATTGTAATGTCTCGTCTCAGTTAAAGTGTAATGACGTATAATCTTTTTAAGCGTTGTAGCCACGCGCAAGGGTGCGGCTACCATGCGAAGACTCGTCAGTGCTGTCTTCGCCGCTGTCTTCGGTGCCCTTCACAGAGGTACCGCCCTCAACAGCGTCGGCAACCTCCTTACGCCGCTTAAGCTCCTCCTCGATAGCGCCAAGGGACTCGTCGTCCCACTCGTCTCGGTCAGCACCGAAGCCCTCAAGTTCGTCAAGAGCCTCGTCACGCTCGTCGGCGCGATACTCTTCAAGGTCGTCTTCAAGCTGCTCAACCTTGGCCGCCTTCTCGTCAAGGTCAGCCACAAGGTCCGAGACAGCGTCACAGACACACTCGTCTTCATCAAGCTCGACGGTGAAGTGGTCAGCCTCGTCAAAGGCGTCCGTAATGTCTTCACGCATCTCGTCAATAGTCGATTCAAGCTCGTCTCGTTCGGCACGAAGGTCCGAAACGGAGTCGTTCTGTTCAGCAATCGCGTCGACCGAAAGGTCGGGAATGTCAAAGTCATCCATAGTGTTATCCTCTGTCCACGGTTTTTGTTCAGGCGGACAATCGTGGGCATCCGCCGCTCGCTTAATCCGCGATTCAAGAGTGGACTGTTCAACCGTATAGTCCCCGCTACCTCGCAGGTTCCACGCGTCTTTTACGTCGTTACAGTTGTCAAGTTCGTACTTCGGCTCGTCGTCACCTGTTTCGGACGGCGCAATGCCGTACCAGTTATCATCCTCCGTGTAGAGGCCGTCAGGTGCGTCAGTGGTGGGCGAACAGCGACATGCGCTGTCGTTGCTTGGGCCAGACCACGAACGTAGCTCAGACGCCTTGTGACGAACAATTTCGTCTTTTGACTCACCCACTTCGTCGTCGTAAACTTCTACTTCGACAGCGGGGTCGTCTTCGTCGGCGCACACTTCTTGGCTGCCCTTGCCGCGGGTCGTACAGCCATCTCGTACAACATTGTCAATTTTGCCATACGCAGTGCCACCACTGGTATCCCACTCGACCCACTCTCCTTGTGACGCATCAGTCGTTGCGCCACTCCACTTACGCAGGTCAGTGTAGCCCGCAGTAAGCGTGTAGCCCGACTCTTCGCCGCCTTCCATCAACTCCACCATGACAATCTTGCGACCCTCGTCGGTGGCAACAATCTCGCCGTACATCGACGGATTGACCTGCCACTCAACCATGTCGCCCGTCTCCCACTCAGGGAAGTCAGGATTTGTCATAGCTTCTTGAGAGACAAACGACGTGCTTGCGTCACCAGTCAGCACGCTGCCATGTCGTTCGTTGTCGAGCCCACACCCTTCTTCTGACGAACAGCGACCACGCTCAACGCCAGCAATGTGGTCACCGTACATTTGTACTTGAAAGCCATCTACGTCGTCATCGGTCAGGTCGCCAGTGTCACCGTCAAACTCTGTAGCGACACGGTTGTAAAACCCAACAGACACGTCGGAGTGTTCCTCGATAAACTCAAGGGCCTCCTCATCTGTGGTTGGGATATACAGGTCTTCTTTTAGGCGGTCGTCCGCATCGTCGTATCGCGGGTTCCGCCAAAAGCCATGTACGTCGTCCACGTCTTTGACCATTCCACTGTCGGGGTGGCCGAGTGTGAACGGAGCGTTGTCAAACGACCACGCGGCCTGTCGCAGTGCGTCGGCTGGCTTTTTATACTGCTCAACGCTGTCGCCAACCACGTACGTCTGCTTAATCGGCCGCGCAATGGTAGCGCCCTCGATTTTGTAAAACTCGTCTGTATCGAACGCGCCCTGAAGGTCAGCGGGGGCATCGACCGTCACGACGTGACTTTCGTCCCAGTTAAACGAGACTTGGTCATCGTCAGTGGACACAACGCCACCAGCGTCAGCGAACGCAGCAACGCCAGCGTCGTGTGTCAAAATAGCGTCTGTCATTTAGTGAGCCCTCGCTTCAGTTAAAGGGTACTGACGTATAATGTTTATATACCTCACGTCAGTTCGGCAACGCGTTCAGCAATGCGGTCAACTTCACGGTCTGTTAGACGGTCGCTCGTCGGGTCTTCGGACGCAGTTGTTTGGCCTTGCTCCATGCCGCCGCCATTCTGCCCGACTCGCGGGTTGCCGCCCATGTCTTCACCACCTTCACCTTCGAGGACCGCTTCAGTTCCCATCTGCGCGACGTTCAGCCGCTCAAGCCACTCACGCTCTTCTTCAGTAAACTCACTTTGCCAGTCAATGTCAATGTCAGACCACTCTTCTTGGAGAATCGAACGCGCCTCCATCGGCGTCAGCACAAAGTCATTAATGCCCGCCGACAGCGTCGACATAACACGAGACAGCCGTTCTGCGTCGTCTAACTGCGACAGCGTGAAGAGCGGGTTCCAATCAACGTCAAAGTCAAGGTCGTACGCTTCAGACGCACGGCCGTCAGACAGACTCACAACGTGGTTAACGAACCGCTGAATGTCTTCCGTGAAATCAGTCTGCCGCATACGCTCGACCTTATTAAAGTAGTTCTTAATGTCAGTCTCGGAACCGCTGACAGTACCACTCTGTGTGCCAAACAGCACACTCTTCGTCATTTCAGACGAGGCACAAATTTGCTCAAAGATAATATCGAAGTATTCTTCAGGCTGAAGTTGCCCATCTGTTTGGAAGTCCTGAATTTCATACCCACTTGGAGTAATTAGCTCAGACTTCGCATTCATGTTTCGCATGTTCTCGTTTGCCTCTTCCCAATCGTCGTCATCAGCGTCTTCGGGAAGTTCGACGTGATATAACTTGGCCGCATAGCGGAAGATAGTTTCCATTAGCGACCAGTTACCCTTTTTCAGTCCGCGAAGCAGGTGGTAGGTCGAGACAAGCACGCTGTCGCCTTCCCATCGACCAAGCGACTCGTCGTCAAGGTCACCGTCGACTGCCGTGTTCTCAACGTGGTGGTCGAAACGGTTACGGTGGTAAAACTTGACCCTATCGAGGGCGTCGGACTTGTCAACCCAGTCAGGCGGCCCAATAAGATAACCAAGCGGCTCCTTGTACGTGTCGCTTATCGGGTCCGTGTCCATCACAATACCAGTCGGCCGAATCTCGTAATCGTTGTACTCTAACTCTTCAAGCGGGTCAGCTTCCGTGTTCGCAGGAATAGCCCCGCGGCTGACCTTGTATCGTGCGAGGTCGTCAAGCGTGATAGACTCAAGCTTGTGGACAGACGACACGTTTACACTATCGTCCATCGGGTCTTCCCACACGTCTTCACTGTCGTCTTCAAGGACGTAGTAGGTCAGTGCGAACCCGTCGCGCCGAGCCTTTTGTTTCACCCGTTGGTAGTGGTTTACAAAATCAAGGTCGTCAAGAATGTTACGAACGTTTCGGTCACCGTCGTGCTTGATTTCGAACCCGTGCTTAAACGCGTCCACAACAGGCTTGTCAACAAGCGTTTTAGCCAGCGATGTACGGTAGAGCCACCGAATCTTGTTGATAGTCGGGTCACCCATCAACTTCCGCGGCTCGACCTCGTCAGCCCCGTCTTCTTGGAACGCGTCTTCTACTTGTTCGCCTTCTCGAATTGAGTAGTTGTGTGACCCAATCTTACTTGTTGCGTTATTTTCAAACGAAGTTGTAGCGTCCGTTGTTGGAATGTCAAATTCGTCACTCATAATTAGTAGCCTGCTCGATTATGGCCGCCAATGCGCTTCAGTGTTCTGCGCGACCCAAATTTTTCAGACGCAATCCACATGTACACAAATGCTTGGAACGCGTCGTCGTTGCGGTCGGACAGCACTTTCAGTTTTTTCTTTCCGTCACTTGTTTCTTTACGGTCAGTGTACGGCGCAGTCAACTGGTCGAGCAGCCGTTGTTCGTCGCCGTCACGTCCGTCACCAAGGTCGCCAGACGGGATTTCAATGCGGCCGTCCTTAAAGTCGCTGACCATGTTTTCAATCATGTGGGTGCGAGCGACCGTACAGTACGCGCTGTCATCAAATGACGACTCACTGAACTTCGGTTCGTCTTTGTCTTTAATATTACCGTAGATAATCCCACAAACCTGTTCGTAGCCATTATCGTTCCAGACTGAGTTACCTTCCTGAAGGTCTTCGCGCTGCTTCGCACCGTACCCCTCGTCTACGGCCACACGGTCCACGTCGTAGTCTCGAATCCGCTGCTCGACCTCTTCAAGCTCGTCCTGCTTGTTAAGGTCAGAGTCGAGAAACGCCACGTCCCGCAAAATAATGCGGTAGTCCTCATCCATCGGCACTTTTTCGCCGACGACAATGACAGTGTCAGACGCCCCCTCGCCATCACCACCGCCCCAGTCAACTCCCATTACAACGGTACTGTCCTCGTACTCACGTCGCGGCTTAAAGCCTTTATCTGGCTTAAACGCGCTTTCGACGTGTACGTCAGAGAGCAGGTCGTTTTCGGGTGTGTAGAACTGCGCCAGTACCTCGTTCTTAAACTTCTTTTCGGTGTACTTCTGTCGCTTAAATTCTATCTTTGCGTCCTCGTGGAGTGGGCTGGCGTACTGGTCAATGTGCCACCCAGTAACGTTGTACCCCTCGATACGGTCTGCGGCCGCCTCCTTCGTCTCAATCTCCGCCTCAAGCGCGTCTTGGTCAACGTCGTCGTTGCCAAGCAGGTCGCGTAATTCCTCTGCCTCACGCCGAAGGTCTTGGCGACGGTCTTTTAGTTCTTGCGGCAAGAACTCGTCTGGCTCGTCTTGAACGGCCCACTCCTGTGTTTCATCGTCCCACGTTTTCTTGTCGGACATTTCCCACAATTCGTGGAAGAAGGAGTTAGCCATCTTCGGCGTTCCAATAACGAAAATTGTGGGAAAGTACGGCACTTGCGGCACAGACTGGTCAACAGCTTCGAGGAACGTGGAGAACATCCCTTCGTCTACGTCCTGAAACTCGTCAATAATGCCGAAATGGCCGTGGAGCCCGCGCAGTGCGTCACCGTCGCCCCACGCAGAACGGGCTTTAATGTCGGCAGCCACGTTCACTGTACCACCAGTGTCGTCTTTTAACTGCCGCTCAAACTTCTGGTGGCTGATGTTGTTCTTGGTGCGTAGCTGCTCCATGCCACTATTTTTGACAGCCCCTTTAATGCGGTCCATCACCTCGCTGAACTGCTCTTGTCGCGGGGCTGTCACGTCGACCTCAATGGCGGGGAACTGACTTACTCCCCAGTCGGCTGCGGCAGTTGCGGTCGTGGTCTTCAGACAGCCACGGGCAAAGTTTAGCACGACAATGTCGCCCCAATTTGACGGCACCAGCGGGCCATCTTCGTGGACGAGGTAGTTTAGTCGCTCACCGTACTCCTCGTCGGGCTCTCTGTCGTCGGGGTCGTCAGGCGGCGGCCCTTGGTCTGTATAGAAATCGTAATTTCTTGTCGGCTCGTTGGGGTGCTGCCAAAAGTTGGCCATATACAGCCGAATGTCGTGTGGCAACTTCCGTCGTAGCTCTTCTGGTACGTCTTCGTACATTAGTCAACAGTTATTTCAGCCGCCTCTTCTTCCT